CCCAGGTGACAGCGTTATAGCCGACCGGAACGTCATTGTAGGTGACATCGCAAGCACCACCGTTATCGCCGGGATTACCGCTGGCGAGGGTGATAGCAGACCACTCCTCAGCCGCAGTCGGCTCGAGGGAAGTGGTGGTGAACGAGGTCTGGGTCAGACCCGTACCCTGAGGATACTCGCCGCGCTCGATGAGGTTGAGCCACATCGAACGGTACGAGGCGCGTTTGTAAACGTCCTGCGCGAGCGACTCAGTCGCAACGGCAAAGGCGTTGAAGACATTGGGACAAGACATGAGATGAAATATGTAAACCGACGTTATCTATCGGTAGGCCATCTATTCCACCACACAGTGGATGATTATCCTACCTCCTCACCGATGCGGAGCGTCATTGCCGCTTAGACAGTTTTGCGATGGCTGACCAAGCCGCCGCCTTGCTTAGGGTCGATGAGCGGACTGACGCATATGAATGGCCGCAATGTCAATCAGAATAGTGGATGATCGGGAATCTCGTCCGTTAGTTCCGACTGCTCCGCCATGTAGCTCTTGTACCCGCAGAGTAGGCCAAGTTTATGTGGCTGGATGATCTGCTCTCTGGCGATGAAGCCTCTGAATGTGTACGGACCTGGGAAACTTCCGGTCATTAGCGCGTAGAAATCCACGCCGTCCGTCTTCTTCCCCTTGCGCGCATCGACCAGCAGCTTGCCGGTGTCGTACTTGGTCGTTTTGACATCGATGCGGAATCCCGGCGGAGGCGGGATGACCGCGTCGTAAAGCGGATGCGGCGGCTCGCGGTCGGTATCCAGATCGGGATACACGTTGAAGAGCTTACAGAACGCTATCTCACCGCACATTCCCTCCAGATCCACAGTCGCAGCGTCGTCCAAGCTGATCTTCAGATTTGTCACGTTGAACGAGCGATTGCTGCCGTTTCGATTCTTGGCGATGAAGTGGGCCAACTTCCTCTCGGCGGCGGTTAAAGAGACAGTTTGACCGATTTTGATTTTGTTTAGCATGGTCAAAAAGTCGGAAAATTTTTGAGGGGGGTATCGTAAACGAAGCCCACCCGCAAAGGGGGTGCCAGGTCCTACCCCATAAACTGTGCCAATCCTAGGAAAAACAATCCTTTTTTGTCATTAGTTTATCTTATTCTGTCCATTAGTAGCCTAGCGTCGCACAATCACTGTTATATTCACTTCTCTGACGGTTCAACGCGGACTTCGTTTCTGTCAGGTAACGCGCCAAGGATGTTGATTGAAACGCTGGCCGCTTCACCTTGTTCGCTCCACCCAAACACAAGCGCGGACCGTTTCGCGACACTTGCAAGGATCGTTTCGCGCAATCCTTCATCCTTCAATCCTTCAAGGTCGTACGTTTCGATCCTTTCCAATGTCGAAGCAGCGTCGGCAGCAAGCTTGCTTCGAACCAAAGCGGACAGTGCTTCAAGACTCTTTTCTGTCTTTACAGAAATTTCAGAAGGAAATTCAGCTTTCATTTCCCTCTTAACTTTCGTGACACCCTCAAGGCTAGCGCGTTTGCAAAGCGTCGTTTTGTTCACCTTCAATTTGTCAGCAATTGCGTCCCATTCCATTCCCGCAAGGTACAGGCTACAGGCTTTTTGCCAGACTTCCTTCGGCATTCTCATTTCCGACACCGTACGGACTGGCAAGGAATCCCGCAAGGAATCGGATTTCTAGATCTAGACACCGTCTAGTTGCCAGTCGTTTTCCCTCGTTTTCCCCAGTAAATCCGGCCTTTTTCTCTCTCTCAAAACTTTTTAAAACTTTTTCTTTGACTCCCCACCACGTCCACCCTAGTCTGTCCTCACCAATGAAACCCGCGCTTCAAAAACTCGCTTCCTTCCTAGCCCTCTGCCTCACCTACGCTGTCCTAGGGTATGCCTTCTTCTTCATTTTCTTCCGCTCACAATTCTAACCCTCAACCACTAATCCAATGAATGTTCACCTAACCTTAGTCTCTTCCAACGCCAAAACCGGCCCCATTCCGGTGTCAACATCATCGGCCGTCACTTGCAGTGACGCATGCCCTTTCAAGAAAGACGGTTGTTATGCGGACAGCGGACCGCTTGCGCTTCACTGGTCTAAAGTGACAAGCGGCAACCGTGGTTTTGACTGGTCTTCATTCCTTGCCAAAGTCCGATCATTCCCGGCTGGTCAATTGTGGCGTCACAATCAGGCCGGAGACTTGCCCGGTGTCGGAGACAAGGTTGACGCCAAGGCCTTGCGCGAGTTAGTTGACGCCAACACTGGCAAACGCGGTTTCACCTACACTCACAAGCCGTTGACGCCAGATAACCTGTCCGCACTACGGTCCGCCAATAAGCGCGGTTTTGTTGTCAACCTGTCCGCCAACTCCGTCAATCATGCGGACCAATTGGCCAAGCTTGGTTTACCCGTTGCGGCCGTTGTCCCACAAGACAGTCCCGACCGTTTTACGACACCGGAAGGAAACCGTGTGGTGATTTGTCCGGCTCAACGGGTTGACGGTATTTCCTGCAACACATGCCGACTATGCGCGAAAGGCAATCGGGGCTTCATTGTCGGATTTAAACCGCATGGCACGGGAGCAAAACGAGTGCAACGAATCACAACGGCCGGTTGAAGGTTCGTGTCAGGCTATCGGAAACGGTAGTCTGCAACGTGCCTTCAATCTCAATCCATCAAATCAAAACTCAATCCACTAAATCCAATGACCAACCGATATCCTGGCCAGTGCGTCCAATGTCACGAATACGTCCCAAGCGGCCTAGGAACCGTCACCAAGCGCGGCCGCGCCTGGCGCATAGACTGCAATGCATGCACCGGCCGCATGCCTAAAGACTCCGGTCTTGTGTGCGTCAAACTATCTTCCGGTTGGTCCGGAACCCGCAATGCACGCGGCCGCTGCGAAGACGCTCCGTGTTGCGGCTGCTGTACTTTCTAAGTCTGAAAACCCAACGAACAAAACACCATATGACAACCTGGACATTTGAAACAATAGAATCGGCCGTTGATTTTGCGCGCCTGTTCAATCAATGGGGCGCGCGCAGGAACAACGGGGCGACGATAGCCTTTCGCGAAGGAAATACCGTTACCCTGCGGCCGGAGTTTGACTCTAAAGAGACGCGTCGCGAATTCCTGTATTTGAAAGGATCTTTCGAATGAAACTTGTCGAATTCCTTCGCGCGCGCGCCTTTGAAGAGCCTTTCATCATGCATGGCGAAAAGTGGCAATTCGTCACGATCCGCCGCGCGGACGGTGCCGAAGATATCGGCGTGTACCGCTTCGCCACCGATCTTTGTTACGATTACGCGGACTTCCGCGCGCTTTTCAACCTGTCCTAAACCATCAAATCAAAACATGAAAACCATTGACGACAGAAACGAGGAACAAAAGCAGACCCATTTGTGGGCGGTAGTCGCCAAGGACCGCGCAATGTCCTATTGGGGAGGTGCGACTGGCGGTGTTTCGCGCTGCGCTTGGGCGGTGCCGATTTCCGATCTGGACAAGGTCGAAAAATGGGTGCGCGCGCGCAGCGACATGTCTTATGTGCGTCCGGTTGCCCTTGCGAACTACCGCGCGCCAAAAGGCACCGCGCACCTCCACATCTATGTTGTGGACGCGAACCATCCGGCGGTAAATTCCTAAACCACTCCCCGCGCATCCAATGAAAACCATTAAACCATCAAAAAACGAAGCCCTACGCCTTGCTGCTGAAGCTCTCAAACGCTGGTCAGAATATGGCGATGAAATGCGAAAGATCGGGCGAGGGGCGGACTGCTCTTTTCTGGCGGTAGGAATTCCCGCGCATGATCTGGTTTCGCTCATCGAAGAATCAATCGACCGGGAATAATCCGGCCCATCCTCCGCGCTTCATTCGCAAGAGTGGAGCGAAAGGGTAGGCCACCTATCCGCAGCAACCAAAAGCATACAAAATGAATCAATCAAAACACACTCCCGGCCCGTGGAATGTTGACGGGGACGCAACGGTTTATGGTCCGCGATTCTCAATCGCGAATGATAAAGAGCAAATTGGAATATTCGAAGTCGCCGACTGTAAAGGTTACAAGCAAGAGCGAGAAGCCAACGCTCGCCTTATCGCCGCAGCCCCGGACCTTCTCCTCGCGTTGGAGCGACTGGTTCACCCAATGGCGGACGACGAGGATCTAAGCTACGCGCGCGATTGTATCGCAAATGCGAGGGGGAAATGAGCATGAAAACCTATTGGACAGTCTATTTCGGAAAATTCCGGCGGAGCGAATACACGTTCCAAGGAACCAACGCCAAACGCGACGCGCAACGACTGGCAAAGCGACTCGGCGGACGAGTTGTGCGTGAGAAAGGTCAGCAATGAGTACGATTGAAATTTTATGCGAGATGGTGCGCCTGCATGATCTTGGCATCAGGCCGCAGGTTGTGCGCGGAATGTGGCGCGAGGAGCAGGAGTGGGAGTTTGCGATTGAGCAGGCTCGCCAGCGTGTGCGCGAGTGGAACAAGCTCATCGAGGAACTTAAATCGAACGAATAAACCTTATTCACGCATCAAATCATGCATCCACTCCTTCTGTCCGCCCTTATCCAGATCGAATCCGGCGGCAACGACCTAGCTAAAGGCCGTCACGGCGAGCTAGGCGCGTTGCAAATCCGTGCAATCCTCGTGCGCGACGTAAACCGAATCATGGGAACGCACTACGTTCACTCGCAGGTAACCAACCGCGCAACCGCGACATTCATCGCCAACGCCTATCTCAGCCACTACGGCAAAAACCTCAGCGACGAAAGTCTCGCAAGGCTCTGGCA